CGCGCCTGCTTGTTCTGTGTCTGATGGAACCAGCCCACGACCGTGGTGCCCCCGTGCCTGCGTATGATCTCCTGCACCGCACGAGCGAACAGCCGACCGCCGTTGTTGCTCTCGATGTGCGCCGATGATACCCTAAGCTGATAGGTGGCGCGTAGCTGATCGGCGACCAATGGCTCCGTGACCTCCATGGGCTCTTGGGTGTATATCACGTCGAGGATTGCCACATCCTCGGGGTTCTCTGCGAGCACGCCGAACACGATGGAGCATAGGTAATCCTTGCCTTCGTCTGCGGTATCGCAGTATGCCATGACCTTGACCAGCTTGGGCATATCGGTGTAGGTACGGAAGCTCGTGTACAGGCGATTCTGGATGTCGACGGGCTCCTGCTGATAATTGGCGCGGACGATGCCCGGGGCCATCGTTTTAAGGATGACGTCGTAGTCCTCCGCCGTGAGGATGCTGTCGCAGAGCATCGTGCCGTCGTCCTGCTGTGCCTTGTATAATATCAGCCTCGGCGGGTAGCCGATGGATGTGAAGTGCTCGAGGGCACGCCCGCAGGGGTCCTTGGTGGCCCAACGGGTCATGATGAAGATGATCTTCTGTCCGGGCTCACGCCTTGATAGCAAGGTGTCCGTGAAATAGGACCACTTCTGCTCGAGCACGCGCTCGTTGTACGCTTCCATGCTGTTCTTGACCATATCGTCGCACACGATCAATGAAGCACCCATACCCGTGACCGTTCCCGTCGGGGATGATGCGAGATACTTCCCGCCGTCGGTCGTTCCCCATAGCTTGACGCTTCCCTCTCCGGGCGCGATCTTGGTGGAGGGGAATATGTCGGAGTAGACCGTGGTGCCATCCCCCGACACCTCGCTGATGGCGTTCCTCACGGTACGCGCGAATGTCGTCGATAATTCCTCGTTGTACGACACCGTGATTATCTTCTGCGACGGGTCGCGACCCAATATCCATTCGACGAACAGGCTGGCGGTCCTGCTCTTGCCGTGTCGCGGCGGCATATTGACCACCATCACGCGCTCATCGGATGCCCAGAACTGCTGGAGCTGGTCGCACAGATCCCGCAGGTATGCCTTGTCCTCGGTGTAGAAGTCGGGTGCCATGATCTTGGCGTATGTCCAGAAGGACCACCACGCCTTGCGGTTGAGCACTCTGCGCTCCAATGCATCGAGCTGGTCACTGTTTAGGTTCGCGAGCCTTTCCGATAGCGTCGATGATGGCATCGAGTTGCTCCTCCGTCAATGATGTGAGCGGGTCGGTATGCACCGTGACCTTCTCCTCGAACTCGCCCTTGATCGTGGCGAGGAACTGCATCGCCCGGACATCGCCCTTCATGGCCTTGGAATATGCCGAGGCGAGGATGGCACCGTCGAGGGTGGGGTTCGCATCCTTGATGTCCGCGCCCGTCTTGGGGTCCTTGATCTTGCCCTTCTTGACGGGCAGGGAACCGTAGAGCTCGGCCCATTGGCGCATGGTCCTCTTGCGGGCCTGTGCCTCGTTGCTTGCCCTTGCACCTTTCCTTTGTGTTTCCAATGCGGATTTATCGCCTTTTTTTATCGGTTTGAGGTTCTCGGGATGCGGCTCGGGGTGTGGGTTCGCCATGTCATTCCTCCGTGGTTATGTCTGCCTGCGCCCCCTTCTCGAGGACGATCTTGACCGTGGTGCCCTTGCGTATGTGCAGGGTCGTATTCCTCTCGACATATACGTTGGGCCGTGTGAAGGTGCTGTCCGCCACGACCGCGTACTGCACGCTGTCAGTGAGCATATTCGCGGTATTCGGTGCGTTCATCAGTATTCCCTCCCGAGCCTGTCGAGGATTAGGACCTTTCTCGGCATGGGGCAGTCGCGACATTTGAGATAATCGTCGCACTCGCACTTCCCCTTCCTGTAATTCATGCAGTGGGGGCATATCCTTTTGTCCTTCATTCGTGGTGCCCCCATACCGATGTCGGGATGCGTTCTTCTTCTTCGTGCTTTATGTGCTCGATGCGTTCCGGGCCTCTGCCCTCGAGCAGGTCGAACATATCCTGTTTACACTCAGCGCAGATCTCGTAGGTCCTCGGTCTGCATCCGTTCTTGGGCATGATCGTGACGTATGCCTGCTTCTCGCTGTCCGTGACGATCTCCCCGCAACAGGGGCATTGGAATGTATAGGTGGCGTTCATGCAAACCCTCCGTATTTACATCTTGAGCAGTCAGCCTGTGTGGTAAGTCCGTACCTCTTGACCATGCGGCGGGTGTAGAGGTACTTCTTCGTCCCGATCTCGATGATGACCTCCGACTTTCTAATGCGGTCGCGGAGTATCGCTCCGTACCTCTCACGGAAGTATTTGTAGCCGTCCTCGGGGGGTACGTGCTTGTCCAGCATTTCGGGCACGGTGTCGATGCCTGCGAGAATGTCGGCGATGATGCTCTGCTCGTCAGTGAAGGTCATGCGACCGCCTCCATGTGCGGTTTCATCTTCTCGATGGCCTCGAGCAGGTCGTTCCAATCCTCGACCCAAAACATGACGCTCTCGTTGTGTCCGTCGATGTTCTCGATGGAGAAGGCATCCGTGCCCCATGTGGTGCGGTCTCTCTTGATCTTGACCACGCCGACATTGACCTCGGTCATATTGTCATCCTCCCGCTTGCCTTCTCCCAATCCTCGTCCTCGAATGCGCCGCCATTGATGAACTCGTGCAGATATTTCCCGCCGTAGTCGGTCAGTGTGATGCGTCCATTGCGGCTGACATACTTTGCGACACCATCCCAACACAGACGCTCGACGGCCTCGTAGATGTCGTCGCTGAACTCGCCGTAAATGTAGGGGCCGTGCTCGATCATGTCGCCGAACTCGTTGATCGCCTCTCTGATGATTTGCGACCTGTATGCAGGGCCTTTGCCGATGATATACATCGTGATGTATTCGGGCAGGGTGTAGTCATCGATGTCGATCTCGGTCATTCTTTCGCCTCCGCCTTGCTGATGGCTTCCCCTAACATCTTGTGCAGTTTCTTCGCCTGTTCGAGTGTGAGGTCTGCCGTCATTCCGTTCTCCATCCACGCGTCGATGTCCGCCTCCTTGTGACCGTCAGCCCATATCTCGACCGCGATGCACGCACCCGATGGGTACGCTCTCATGATGCCGACGCTCGGATAGTTGGAGTGGATCTGTATCCACGGACGCTGAACGTATAATCTCATTGGGGTGCCTCCTTGTGATTGGTAGACGGGGTCCACTTCTTCAGCACGATGCTTTCGTGTCCGCTCTTGAGATAGGTGTCGATGTCCTCCAGCAATATGGGGCCACTCCATACGCCCTGTTCATTAGGGCAGTACTGTTTGCCCGTGTCCTCAAGATCATAGATCAGTTTGTTATTCATCATCTGGACCTTCATGATACCACCTCCGCCTTTTTGCCTGTCAATGCTTCCCATCTTTTGACGATCACGTCGCAATAAACGGGGTCGAGCTCCATCATGGCGCACCGCCTGTGTAACTGCTCGCAGGCCATCATTGTGCTCCCGCTCCCGCCGAATGGGTCGAGGATGATGTCGCCCGGTCTGCTTGAATTGTAGATCATGCGGGCGAGCAATGCGGTCGGCTTCATCGTCGGATGGTCTCTTGATGCTGTGGGCTTGTTCTCCTCGATGTCCTCGAGCACCGCAGGGGTCTCGATGTACGCCCCGCCTATATCGAGGCCGTATGTGCTCATGTCGTAGCTCGTGCCGATCTCCGCCATGATCTCTTGAAGCAGGTCATAATCCCACGTACTGTTGCTCCCTGCTGAATTGTCCGCAATGCGGTACGCCTGCACTTGTTCGGGTGTGAGATCGCTCGCATATATCACGGGAACCGTGTCGAGTTTTAGTTTCTTGGCGGCCTTGTATCTCGTGTGCCCTGCGATGATTATGCCATCCTTGTCGACCACGATGGGCTGTTTATATCCGAAGTCGCGGATGCTGTTGGCGACCTTCTCCACCGCCTCGTCGTTCTTTCTCGGGTTCTTTTCATAGGGGTGGATGTCTTTGAGTTTCATCTTGATTAATTCGGTCATCCTCATTCCTCCTTGAACAGCATATCGACCGCCAGACTGACGAAGGCGACGACCAGCGTGATGATCGTCAGCACTGCGAATATCTTACTCGCGGTTATGCAGTTGAATATTACCAACACGGTGCTGACCAGCGATGCGACCACTGTTATCAGTACCATCAGCATCCCGAAGCTCTCCAGCGTCATCTTGTTCCTTATCATATCCATTACGTTCTCGTTCAGATTGTCCATATTGTTGTTCATTTTACCCTCTCCTAAAAGTGACCTTTATCGAATTTTTGACCTTGATCGTCACTCCCTGCTTGGAATACGAAATTCCGTCAAGCTTCCCGAAACGCACCACGCTGTCTCCGCGCATTGCGGCGACCGTGTCCGCTTCGTCGATGCTCCAATTGTTGCGATTGCCGTCCCTCCACGAGATCGGCCTCTTGCCATGCTTCAAACCGTCCTCTGTTGTGCCGTCCATCATGTTCGATACCTCGAATGTCTCCATTACCCCGGATGTGCCCCTCCAATACTCCAGCAAGGGTCTGCCCTGCCTGCCCGTGTTGGGGGCGCGGCGGGCCGATACCTTGTCGTTGGCCTTGTTGCACTTGAGGAATGCGTTAACAGTCAGCATCGGGATGCCTGTGATCTCGACCAGCTCGGTCACGGTGTACGGTCTCGGAGCGCGGTCCAATGCCGCACCGATCTTGGCGGACACCGTGAGCCCGCAGGTCCGGGAGCACAGATAGTCCCTCATCGCTTGCCTCCTTGGCTCAGCAGTAACATCCACTTGACCGCCCTGCGGACGGTGTCGCTGACGTTCATCCCGTTGGCCTCCGCGTAAGCCTTGAGCCTTTCATACTCGGCGGGTGCCATGCGGAAAGCGACCACGGTGCCGTTCACAGCCACCCCTCCAGCGTGTTGCGGCGTGGCTTCCCGCTTTCGTCCATTTCGATGTCCTTGATGATCTCGCGTGTGATCGCCGTGTAGCAGTCGACCACCACGCTGTTGCCCGCGAACTGATACAGTGCAGTCCTGCTGAACATGGGCTTGCCTTTGTCGTTGGTGGCTCCCTTCAGTCTGCCGATCTCCTCATCGTTGAAGCCCATCAGACGAAGGCACTCGGTCTCCGTCAGCTTGCGTATTATCGGATTATTGTCCATGACTATCACTCCCGAACTCCCCCCCCCATCGCACTGGATGGTCGGGCTCTGTCCGTACCTCACGGTACCCCTTGCCCTGCCGAGGTAGTTGAGCACGATGCCATCCCCGGCCATGCCCTCCATCCATCCTGTGCTGTTGGCGGTGTTGATCTTCATTCAATCGACCTCCACGAGTATCTTGGGCTCGAAACCGCCCGACCCGGATGTGCGGATTGTCGGTGCGATGCCATCGGCTGAGTAGACCCTGCGGTGCATCTCGTTGTCGCGGTAGCTGTTGGGGTCAAGGATGGCGACCTGTATGCACCGTCTCTCTCTCTCGATCATATCAACCGCACCTCACGAAGTTGTCCGTCTTGCGCCCGCCCGCCTTGTTGGTCACGGTATGCGCACACCCCCCCCCATCTGTGGGTCTGAAGCGATAACCTCGGCATTGCTCCGCCTCCTTGGCGTTGCTCCAAATCAACCCCTCGAGCCTCTCCTTGCTGAGGTAATAACGCGGTGCGACGGGTTCGGGCTCGAGATAATCGCGCAGGCACTTGGTCAGCGGGATGGCTTTGGGCAATGGCGGTGCCGGGCCTCCGAGCTTGCTAATCATGAAGCACCTCTTGCGCGACTGTGCCACGCCGTAATCTGCGGCGTTCATTATGCCATAGGTGTGCCTATATCCGAGGGCGGTCAGCCGTGCGAGGATGTCCTTGAACGTGCCGATGAACTTCGCCGAGATCATCATCGGCACCTCCTCGAATACGAGATACTTAGGTCTCTCTCTCTCTGGTGTCGCCGCTAATATACGGGGCACTTCGTAGGCGAGTGCCGATCTCGTACCGCTTCCCTCTGCGTTGCCCTTGAGCTTCCCGGCAAGGCTGATGTCTTGGCAGGGCGGTGTCCAATACAGGATGTCCACTGCGAGATCTCCGCCGATGTCGTGAACCCCGCATACATCGCCGAGGTTCTTGGTCGTGCCGTGCATGACATCGTATGCCTTGGCGGTCTTGGGCTCGAACTCGCATTGGAAGATAACATCGAAGCGGATGTCGTCACGATCGGCCATGATGCGATCGATGGCTGAATGGTGCGCACCGATGCCAGAGAACATACCGCCCACTCTGAGCGTCCTCATTGGTCACACCTCTTTTTATTCCAGCATTCTTCGCATATCATACCCTTGGGGCCAGCGTGCCAACCGCTCTCGCGGAGGTCTTGGACTATGAGCTTGTTCGATAATGTCGATGGGTACTGATAATCCTCATTGTGTCCGCAAATACGACAACATGGCTGTACGCCCTTGTAGATGTGGAGGTCGCCATTGAATAGATCGCTCATTCTCCCGCACCTCCTTCCATCCACTTGTCGAGCGGGCCTTTGACGGTTTTGTATTTCCTAAAAGCGCAATCTTTCGGGCATTTGAACGAGATATATCCGTCCTTGTGGGCGGTTATCTTGGCCGCGATGCAGGGCAGGTGGCAGGTCTGCACCTTCAGCGGGTCCGCTTTCATTCCCCCGCCCCCTTGATGATGATCTGTTCGCCCTTCTTGAGGCGGCGCACCCTGTTGTGCATCTTGTACTCGTATGCGTATGTGTCGTTACTGTCCTTGAGGTCGTATTCCTCGCAGGTGCCGTCCGGGAATGTGATGACGATCATGATACCGCCCCCTTCAGTCTGCGGATATATTCGTCATGGCCGACGAGCTTGCAGTGGGGACATTCCAGCCCCATGCACTCGCTCTTGAGTATGCGGTGGTTGAATACGCACCAGAATGCGAGCTCATCGCGGTCGTCGGGTTCATCCCCGTCGTGCTTCTCATCCTCTCCGAAGAACTCGCGGAGCTCCGTTGTGTCATCCCATTTGAAATTGGCGCATCTGAAGGGAAAGGGCAGGTACATCTCGATGGTTGTCTTCCACGGCTCGGTCACATCTCTCCCTCCTCTGAATAAAAGTCCAGCGGTCTGATGTCCGGGCGAGGTTTCCAATCGTGGTTATTGAGCCCGTAGGGGCATCCCTCGGGTCTTCCCGATGTATTGCGCACCCTCACAGAGCAGTCGCGGTAGCATTCGGAACAGACCCATATCTCGAAGTTGCCGTAGACGAATGTGGGGTCGTCGGGTGTCTTCATTCCGTCACGCCCCTTATCTTGAGGTCCGCGAATGCGATGAACCGGGCGAAGTCGTCCCACTCCTGCTTGCTGAATAGGTAGTCGGTGGTACCGAGGCCCTTGAGGATGTAACAGGTGCCCAAGTCATCGAGCTCTATCTCGAGCACTGCGTAGCCCTTGCCCTCGGCGATGACCGTCGCACCCTTGGGTATTATCGGGTTCATTGGTCCGCCTCCAGCTTGACGAAACAGCGCGGGCAACATACGATGCGATCGATGTAGACCGTCATCCCGCACTTGGGGCAATGCCATGTCATGCGATATACCTCCATACGATCTCATTCTGATTGGCCTCGGTCCTGCTCTTGCCGACCTTCTTGATGTGGCCGTATTTGACCATCGAACAAAGCCACGAGTAGACCTTGGTCTTGGTCTCGGGGTCGTTTGCACCCTTGAACGCGAGCGACATCTGCCCCGTCGTGAACTCGCCCATCTGCTCGGCAAGGATGAGTATCTTGTCCTGTGTCGATGACATCAATACTCCTCCTCCCTGTCGGGGTCATAGAGCCCAAGGTCGTAAAGTGCCAGCAGTACCTTGCCAGCCATGACCGCATCCTCGTCGGCGCGGTGCTGGCTGATGCCGTCGAGCTTGCCGACCAGCGTGGAATATGATGCGGCGAGCGATGGCCATGCCGTGCCGTCGGGGCGTTCCTTGCGGGGGATGTCCTCGACTTGATCGGCGGCCCTCATGATGCACGGTGCGCGGTAGAACTGATAGACATCGCCCGGGAGCGTGTTGTCCAGCCACGGCCATAAAAATGCGTCGATGTCGAAGCTCGTGTTATATGACGTGACCAATTGGCCCTCGAGTATCGTGCTCACGATCTCGGCCACCTTGGTCGAGCAGAACGGGGATGCTTCGATCTCGTCGGGGCTCATGTGCCCGGTGCGGAATAACCATGCGTTGCGGTCGATCTCGTCCAGCTCTTGATAGATCGCCGTGCTGAATACGGGCACCACGGTCCTGCGCTCGGTGTCGACCGATGCGATGGCTATCGAGAGTATCTTGTCGCCTTCGTCGATGCCGTCGAGCCCTGTGGTCTCGAGGTCGATGACCATGATCGTCGTCATGCCTTGGCCCCCCACAGGATGCAATTCTTGGGGCCGTACCTGCCGACCTTGATTATCATGCCGATGTTGTCGAGGTTCTTGACCACCCTCTTGGTGTAGGTGGTGTCGAGGCCCATGATCTCGGCGAGCTGGCCGACCGTCCTCGGTTCCTCCTTGATGGCCTCGAGGACTGCGATCTTGTCGCTGGCGGGGATGCCGTGGCTGTCCCTGTGCAGTGTCTGATAGAACGTTCCCATCATACCGCCCTCCATATTTTCACAGTGCGGTTGGTCCTGTTGTCCTTCTTCACAGCCCACGACACGATCATACCCATGGACGCGAGCTCGTTGACGCGCCCGGTCACGGAGCAGATCTCCATCCCGAGGATGTCCGCGATGTCGCGGTTGCACAGCGACGGGTTCTTCTTAATTAAAGAATAGATAGAAGATTGCATCGCGTTCATCTTCCCCTCGTCCTTGAGGGTGTAGTATGACAGTATCGAGGTCTGTGCGACGGGCATCAGTCGTCCGCCTCCTGTGCGCCACGGTAGTGGTCGAGCAGGGCATCCTGCTCTCTGATGATCGCGGCCGTCATCTTGAGCCCCTGTGTGATGAGGTCAAGCCCGAGGGCGGTCATCGTCTCGGGGTCGATGTTGAACCCGAGCCTCTGCCCGTCGGGGGTGTTGATGCGCAGGACGCGTCCGTCCATTCTGATGTCCTCTGAATGGAGCACCGTGCAGTATGTGGTCGATGTCATTCGGCCTCATCCTCCTTGTCTTGGAACACCTCAATGCCTGTCATGTCGCCGCCGAGATCGCTGACGAACTGCGCCATGGCCTCCTTGAGGGTGCCAGCCGCGTAGGGCTCTTCCGTGTCGAAGTCCACCGTGATGCTGTGGCGGTAGATCATTCGACCGCCTCCTGCGGGTATGCGAACCTCGCCTCAATCTCGCCCGGGCGGTATATCCACTGACATTCGGTGCGGTCGTGGTTCCACTTCTTGATGCCCGCGCCGAATGTGTGCGCCCATGGGTCGGTCTCTCTGACCTCGAGCATCTTGGCCTTGGCCTGTTCGCGGTCCGTGAACATCCCGAGGGATGATCTCACAGTGCACACACGGAAGCCAGCGGGGTTGGTGGCGTACTCTTCATACACCACCTCGTAGAATGCGCCCTCGTCCGGGATGCGCTCGATGAATGCGACCTTCCCGTCGATGATCGTGCCGCACTCGGGGCAGGTGCCCTTGTACTCTCCGCGCTCGGAGAATACGCGCACCTCCCCGTGGCAGGTGGGGCAGACCTTGGAACCGTAGCTCATTGCTTCGCCCCCTTGTCGTAATTGTCGAATGGGCGCACGGTGTTGAGGATGTCGCGGAGCTCCTCGGTCTTGCAGTAGTCAAGGCCGGACTTCTTGAAATCGGCCACCATCTTGTTGATGATCTCGCCGTCGTTGCCGCCCTCGAGGATGATGTCGCTCAGCTTCTTGAGCAGTCTTGCCCTCTCGACCGAGATCTGCTTCTCGGGTGGGCGTGCCTCTGCGGGCTTGGATGATTTGAAGAAGCGGTCCTCTGCGGGCTTCTTGGCCTTGGCCTCGTACTCGTCGTTGGAGTAGCTGTCGAGGTCGTCCTCGTTCTGCTCTCCGATGTCGAAGGCGGCCTTGTAGTGGTTCTTGATGAGGTTGGTCACGAACTTGCCGACACCCTTGTCGCCGTTGTCCATTGCCTCGCCGATGCTCTCGAACTCGATGCGCTCCTCGGGGTTGTCGCTGTTGATGTAGACGAACCTGCAAGTGCCGAGATACCTGTATGTGCGGTCATCTTTCGTAACTGTGTAGTCGATGTCGACAGGGCCGACATGGACGAGCCCTGCCTGCACACACGCAGAGCGGACACCGTTGCGCATCGCGTCGATGGGGATGCTCTTGTACTGACTGTTGGCGAGGTCCTTGACCCATGCCTGTGCGCCGATGATCTCGCAGACCTTGGCCATGCGCTGGTAGACGTTGAGCCCGGTCACTGCTCTCCCCCCGTGTCACACTGTGTCAATGTTTTTGTGTGTGTGTGAGTGTGTGTGTTGTTCTGCGGGCAGTATGGTACTCCGAGCGCGTCGAAAAATGCGCGGAGGTCCACGACCGCATTGTATTTGGTCGGGGCCTTGAGGATGTCCTTATCTGTGAGTATCTCCCACTTCTGCCTGATCGTTCTCGGGTCGGCGATGTCGATCTGATGACAGGCACGAATGAAGTTGCGGTATGTCAGACGAGTAAATTCGTTCTTGTCCTGCCATTCGGGGTTGTCTTGGTCGAGTGCCTCGAGGACATCCCTAATCTTAATTCCGTTGTTGGTCACTTTCTTGCTCCAGCAGTCCTCTGCGGAGCGTTCTGTTCAAGGCGACCAATTGTTTAACTGATCGCCCCGTCCATCCTCCATTCCATCGGACTGCAATTAGTGTAAACACTTATTGGATATATAAAACCCTCCCGAGCGCGTGACCGTATCTGCGGACGGTCTCGTCCTTCGCTTGGTCCTTGACGTCGATGTAGCACGTGAGGGTGGTGTTGACCGATGCGTGCCGCATGAGGTCCTTGAGCGTGGCGAGATCGCATCCCTCATCCCCGTCCACCCCGTAGTAGAGATTGGTGCAGAACAATCTCCTCAATGAATGGCAGGTCGCTTCAACTCCGACCTTCTTCCCGAGATTGGAGACGATCTCCGACAGGCTCCCGCACCTATCGGCATAATGGCGGAGCTCGTTCCTGTATTCATCGTAATAGACGATCAGCCTCCCGTCGCTGAGGTCCTTTCCGGGCAGATCGTTCCTCCATCTGATGTAGCGGTCGATGATCTCCCGCACCTCGATTGGCATCGGCTGTTCAATTACGAGGCCGTTCTTCCCGTGGCCCTTGCCGTGGATTAGGATGCGGTCTCTGCGGATGTCCTCGAGCCGTATGTGTTGCATCTCGTCACGCCTCAATCCCATGAAAGCCCCGAGGACGAGGATGAGCTTCTCCTTGATGTCCGCGACCTTATACATCTTGATGAGGTCGTCGGTCGTGATAAACACCCGGTGTCTGTTCGGACGGTTCCACAGGATGCGCATCTTCTTCACGAGCGAGATCCCCGTGTAATACTCGATCATCCCGTTGAGCACCATGATATAGGCCCGGGCGGTCGCTTCGCTCATATCGAGGTGGCCGATAAGATAGTAGATGTCCGCTTCCTCGATCTGCTCCGCATCGTGATGCATCCCTGCGTTCTCGAGCATCGTGATGCATATCTCCAACGATGAACGGTATGTCTCCACCGTTGACTTCTTCCTTCCTGTGTCCAGCAGGTGCTGGCAATAATCCTCTACCTGTGTCATAATATCCTCCCCCATCCCCTAAAACGTGCGCACACACACTCACACACACAAATACCGTGACACGCCGTGTCACATCGGCTTTATGTAGCCATCTTTATAAACCGCGCAGTTATGTGATAATTAGGACGCGACTGAGTGTGGTCACACCGAAAGTGTCCTGCGGCGGTCGGTCGGACTGCAATTCTTCTAACCGCCGCGCTCCACCATATTCAATCTTTTCCTCCGATCTTGGCGATGGTCACGAGGACCTTGTCGCCCTTGCGGATGTCCATACGGTTGGCCTGCTTCGTGATGTTGACCGCGAGGCTGTGCCCGTATTCGGAGACCGCAGTCGTGAAGCTTGCGCTGTCGTTCTCATTCGGTGCGGAGATCTCGTAGGCGACCTTGTCGAAGGTCTCCACCGTGGTCTCGGGCACCCCGTTCAATATGGCCTCGGTCACGTCGCAGATCATCTCGCTCATGTGCTCCATCGCACCGAGGTCCTCCCCGGTGCTGACGGTCACGCTGAAGGTCAGCTTGTGCCATGTCATGCGCTCGCCTCCGGGGCCCACCTGTGGCGGTTGTCGTCCACCCAATCCTTGAGTGCTTCGGGCATCTCACTCTTTTGGCAGAGGACCGTGCTCTCGATGAAGAACACCATCATCGCCGTGAACATATACTCGTCCATCTCGGCGCACCAATCGCTGACCTTGAGGTAGTAGTCGCGGTTGACGATGGTGTACTTGATGGTGTTCGCCTTGGGGGTGTGGATGAAGGAGACCGAGACCTTTCTGATCTCGCCCTCCGCGCCCGTGATCGCGACCGCCTTGGCGGTCAGCTCCTTGGCCATGGCCTCGGAGATCATGCGCCCACCTCGTAGAATTTGCATCCTGTGTTGAATACCGGGATGGGCTCGCCGAGAGCGTACCCCATGGCGATCTTGCTCTTATCGGGGCGACAGCAGGTGTCGTTGCGGGGGGTGCCATCCTCATACGCCCAGAAGGTCTCATCCGATTTGCCGTGCCACTTGCACCCGTTGCACCCGCCTGTGTTGAATGTGTCGGTGGTCATGCGACCAGCCCCTTGATGATCTTCTTGGCGGCCTCGAGGTATCTCCCGGCCTCGTCGTTCCTGTTATGGTTGAGGTATGCCCACGCGTACTTCATGTGGTCGCGTGCCGCGAGCATCGCGTACTTCCTCTGGGTGTCGTTCTCCTTGGCGATCATGTCCTCGAGAAGGACGACCGCCCTGTCGATGTTGTCCATCGTTGTGTTGTTGGTCATGTTGTTGCTCCTTGTCGGGTGCCTCTCGGGCTCCCGTCTATGTATAGCATAGCGTTATTGTATATATAAAATTATCGTTTTATGCTAAACATAAGCACATAAAAAGGATGCCGTTGCCACCCATCTGGATGTTGCCGCGCTCAAACATCAATGATAAAGAAGAAGGGGAAGGTGTTTGCTTGAATCCGTCAATCGACGTATTCGATGGATCAGTCTTTAGTGAACACGATAAAATTGTTCTTAGCAAGTGTCTTAATGCCTGATGATCCGATGGTGTATGATACGCTCTGATTATTGAAGTCAACACTGACTGAGAAGTCCTTCTCCATCAGTACCAGATTGCTCCCGGTGACATGGGATGAATCGATGTATGCGCATAATCCTAGTTGAAGACGTACGGGTACCGTTGATGATGCCTGTATGTTGTTCACATTGACGGGTATCATGGTGTGGGTGATACCTTTGGGTATGTACGTGATTCCTCCTCTGTCGGTCCATACCTGCGAGTCGATCATGATTATCATATCTTTGAGTGATGTGATATTAGAACCGCTGACCGAGAACAGATCACTCCAATTATTGTTATCAGCTCTCTTAGTCCAGCTTCCTCCACCACCGGCCGCATCGATCGTGATCTTGTTCGTCCCTGCGGTGATGGTCACACCGTTACCCGCTTCGATTGTGAAGTTGCCGTTTGCATTGGGTGCGAGGTTGTTGATCGTCTGCACCCCGTCCTTGGGTCTTGCGTTGGTTATTCCTCTCATTGTGCCACCTTCATGAATATGATAAAAATAATCCCCGTGGACTGTGACACATCCGGTTGTTCGGACGCGTAGATGACCACCCCGCCATCGACGGCCGTGTCCAAATACGTGTCGCAGTATGGCGCGAATATCGAATTGTTGGGATTGTTCGCACTGAATGATACAATAGGGTATGTATCAGACGGGCTCGCCGTCACTCCATCAATGTGAATCTTGAGATACCATGAGTAACCGGGTCGGGTCGGGTCCTCTGAATATGTCCAGCCCGAACTGTTGGATACACCTCTGGACCCCATAACTGCCGGGAATACCTTCGACATCTGAGTGACCAAGCCCGCAGTTATCCCCGAGTTGATGGCGGCCCATTGGTCCGCCGTGAACGATGAATTATTGAGCGTGAACTCATAGACCCATGCGGTGCCGTTGAACTTGAACCTCCAAAACCAATTGGTGTCGATGGTAGTGGATAGATCTACGGAAACGAACACGTAGTCGTTATTGGTCACGGTCTTGCCGAGTGCCGCGAGCCTTGTCGCGATCGCCGAACCCACCGCCGCCACCTCCGATGCTATCGGCGGGTCGCTCCATGTGTCCACCTCTGCGGATGAGAAACCGAGGTCCGCCTCGGCATCGTATGTGCCGAGGAAGTTGGCGGTATTGGTGGCGATGGATGAATTGACGAAATCCTTGTCTGCCAGCTGATTGGATGAGGATGCCTGCGGGGGTATCTTGGAATTGATGCTGTCCAGTGCGCCCTGCACTGAGGTGCTGATCGGTTTATCCAGATCGCTGGTGTTATCCACGTTGCCCAATCCGACCTGCATCTTGGTCACTTGGTGCGGGTTGCTGTGGTTGGCCTCATGGGCCTCCAGCAGAGCCAGCGTGCTGTCGTCCACATCCTTGACCCACTGGGTGCCGTCCCAACGGTAAAAGGTCGTATCTGCCGTGCAGAACACGACCTTGTGATAATCCACCCCGGGATTGCTTATCGGTACTGCGTCCACTTCCTCGAAACCATCCGCGTAGTGGTGCGCCGTCTGCATCTGATCTAATCTCTCGGCATTGATGAGCGTTCCCTTCTGTGTGCTCGTCTCATCCTGCCATGCCACCTTGTTGTATCTCTGGCTCATGATGTTGCCTCCTTGATGTCCGCCGACATGATGTCAGCGATGATGGCGGGGATCTCCGCCTCGAATGGTATCTCGATGAAATGATCGCGCACCTGCGGTTGGGTGTGCCTGTGGGGATAGTCGTGCTGATACCGGGCGTATATCATGCGGTTCTCGATCGTGAGCGTGACCGCATCGACGGACGGTTCCACCTTGCTGGTGTTCGCCCTCCTCAAGAAGCCCTTGTCCACGGGCGTGAGCACTGCGGCCTTCGCCTCGATCTGTGCGCCATGCCTGCGGACGATCTGTGCCACCCTTCCGTCGCGGTGCTCGTAGAACCTTCTGATGCGTTCCCGTGCATCAGCGATGTCGATAGGGGGCACGAAAACGGTCATGCCACCCTCGCTACCTTGTGCGTGATCTTGCCCCACACATCGGTCGCCGTGATGACCTCACGGATGACCGCCCCCTGCTGATAGCCCGCAGGGAGGTCTATTTGGTCGTATGCTTCGATGTCACATTCGGCAGGAAGCACCACGACCACCGTGCTGTTCGTGATGTAGTCGCCTTGGTCCGTGATATTCCTCTCGGTACGTATGGCGAGCCTGCACCTCCATTGGGTGCTCTCGCCGTATGTCGGCTGGCCCGTTGCGTCAGCTCCCGTATACTTGTAGACCGTGCACGTCTGGTTCATCGTGTTGGCCCACACCTCGGATTGGGGGCTGACCCCTTCGGTCAGTGCCATCTTAAGGGCACCTTCCCGGAGCGTATATGTTTGACCGCCGCGCCCCTTGCATACGCGACGGATTTGATCTGACTCTCCGCTTGCTCGATCAGCGTGTCACATACCGCCCTCATGTCCGTGCTCATGGACAAATCGGGCATCGATATACTCGACGGCTTGATGCCGCGCAGGTCGAGGTTCTGACGCAGGAATACCTGTGCCATCAATGCCACCGCGCTCTCGGGCGGTGCCACGTGGTAAGCCGATGCCTTGTTGTTGCACCAATCCTGCGCCTGTCTGATGATAACATCGAGGAGCTCGGTGCTGACGACATCTTCGGATAATCCGAACATGACGCGGAGATCGTCGGCAATCGTCATGGCTCGACCCCCTTGTGCCCGGGTCCGTCGAGAGGTGTGAACCTCTGTCTGCTCCCTTCCCAATCGGGGCAGTCCATCCATCCGCGTGCCTCATTGTCGTAGGCTCCCGTTCCGACCGATGCGGGCAGGCCGAGCCATTCGGCTTGATGCTCGCTGACGCGGTTCCTGTTGATTACTGCATTGTCCTTGAGGTCTTGATAGGTACGTGTCACGACCTTGGCGGCGGTATGGGTGCTTACGATCATTGTGTCACTCGGATGGAGGTTCGGGGGGCAACCTCCCCCCGTAGGTATTCATGTGCTCAGCTGTTGACGACCTTGACGACCGCACCTGCGTTGGCAGACTTCTTGCTGTCGACGGGTGCGACGACTGTGAAACGGCTCACACAGACGGGCTGGAGAGCGTACTTCGTGGTGTTGTCGTACTCGTCGTTGAACATATCGGTCCTCATGATGATCTTGGGTGCGTGCGACTTGTCGACGACGATGGCACCGACGTTGGTCGCGGTTCCCCAATCCATGCCTGTGGCACCTGTGACACCAAGGTCGAGACCTGCGAATCTGAGCAGGGTAGCGTACTCGCCGACCTCCTGTGCTCTCTCGTTGTACGCGGGCACTGCCATGGCGTTGAGTGCGTATGCTTCGAACATGGGTGCAATGAGTGCGCCCGTCGCTCTGAATCCGTTCTTGCCGACCTGTCCGCGTGCGAGGTTCAGACCCTTGAGCGCATCTGCGGTAGCGACTGATGTCGCGGTGCCGTATGCGTTGGCAAGGCAGACATCGATGGCCTTCTGCTCGAGAGTGATCTCCATCGTGGCACCGATCTCCTTGAAGATCGCGGTCTTGACATCGGCGGATGCGTCGGCCAGCAGACCCTTGTCGATGGTCGCCATGACCTTGTACTGGTCGGGGACCGCTGTTGCGAATCCGATGCCCTGCGCGAGGTCCAGTGCGTCAGCGTTGGGCGCGAGGACCTTGGTTCCCTTCCTCGGAGTGAAGAACGGGATCTGTTCTGCACCGCTCTCGGACCTCCAGACATCGAGGACGTTCCTTGCCGATGTGTAAGGCATGGCTCCTTCCATGATGGTATCGCTGGAAAGAATCGAGATCAGTCCGCTTCCCTTGATCGTTGAACCGCCCGGTCCTGTGGGGCTGAGGAAGTCCGCCTTCTTGTAGACGGAGAACTCGAGAGCTCCCTTGCTGTTGGCCTTCATTCCGACCATGCGCTCGGGCATGAAATTCATGATGCGCTCGGTCATCTCCTTGGAGAAGTCGAGTGAACCGCACTCCTTCTCGGCCATCATGATGGTCTTGAGGAGGTCGGACGGCTTCGATTTTTCATACATCCCGACGGGGATGACGTTACCTGCGAAATTCGCAGTTACCTGAATTGATTTGCCTGTCTCCATTCTATCGCCTCATGCTGTGGTGTTGAAGCCGGGTGTCACTGCTACGAGGCCCGTTGCTCCGCCTGCGATGGGCTCGAGTGCCACACCGAGGTATGCTCCTGTGCTTGCGGCGACTGCGCCTCCGAGGGTGCCTGCTGTGACGGGTGCTCCTGCTGTGATAGCGACGGATGCGTCTCCGTTGGCGACCCTTGCGACACCGACGACCCTAACTGCACCGATGGTGCCTGCGGGGATGTCGTAGAGTGCTACGCCGATGATCTTCTGTGATGATGCCGTTGCGGGCGAGACCTTGCCTGTGGACAGAATCTGAACGATCTGCCCTCCAAGAATCGCTGAATCGGCCTCATAGCTCATCTCGGTACCGAATGCGCCGTGCATCGTGTCCGGGATGTCGGGGAATGCTGTAATTCCTGCCATGGTTGTCCTTCCTTGTTGTTACCCCTTAGTAACGCGGTACTCCGCGTCCGAAGCAAACGACGGTCTGGGGTTTACCTTCGTCAGCCTTGTCTGCGCCCATCCTGCCTTTGAGGCCTGTGGGTGCTCCGTAGCTTGCGACGGTGTTCTCGATGTTGCCCATCTTGTCCATGAGCTCCTTTCCGAACTCCGCCAGCTTGTCGTCGAGGTGCTTGCTGTATGCCTCTGCGACGCAGGGAACTCCCCACGCGCTCATGCATCCCTCAAGCCTACCGAGAGCGCGGACGCGCTCTTCCCCTTCGGCATCGTTGACCGCTTTAATCATGTCCTCCGCCTCCGGGATCAGTGTCTCGACGAACTTCTCGAGGATGTCGATGAGATCGGTCTGCGGGGTCTCCTTGGTCTCGGGCTCTCCGCCCTCGCCCTCGGTGGTCTCCGTGACGGTCTCCTCGGTTTCCTTCTTGATTTCGTCTTCTGCCATCTCTGGTTCCTCCTTCCCGAATGCGGGAAGCTTGCACACCTCACACGCGCCGTCCTCAACGAGGGCCAGCCCTGTGAAGCTCACATCGACCACGGTGCCGTCGGCTTCGAGCTCCACGACCGTCTCGGCGGACACGTCCTTGATGCCCCCTGCCTCGCGAGGCATCTGCACCAATGAAGCGCAGGAACGGGATGCGTCCGTCTGACAATGCAGGAACACGTCGCCCATAACAGCGGCGGTTTCGTGAGAGTAATGTGGGTTCAGCACCGCGCCGATCTTCTCCGTAACGGAGCGCGGAGTACCGCCCGAGTGCCTTGTCCAGACTGCGTTGTCCACCCATTCGGATGCGCACCTCTGGAGCACTTCTTCTGAGAACACGGTGTCTATGCCGTGCATATCGGTCCATGCCCCTGCGGCCATGATGATGACATCATGGATGAGGAGCCCGCCGTCCTTCTCTTCGTATGAGCTCAACTGCTCGGTCTGATTGTAATATGCTTTATGTCTGGTCATATCTGGATGGTCTCCTGCTCTGCGAAATGGGGAATACGACAGCACCTGCAATTCGGATGCCACGGGAGAGCCATGGGCTCGTCGAGACCGTAGACCTTCAGCGATGTACCGTTGCCCCCGGTGGCGTGTTCAAGGCACTGTAAACATAGGCGGTCGTCGTCGGTGGGGTATGACATATAACCGTCGCATCCTGCAGCGGTGTAGCGTGCTTTGGCGACCGTGTCGCATACGCGCATGGTCTCGGTACGGACTATGCGCTCGGCTCTGCCCTCCAATGATTCGAGTCCTTCGCCGTTAATCCTGTCCGCGATCTCGTCCGCACCCTGCCCGAGCTGGTACCCTTCAGTAAGGTACTGCGTGACGATCTTGAGCCCTTGGTCTCCGAGATCGGCGACCTGTGTGCGGATGTTGATGCGCAGAGCTTCGATCTCCTCACGGGACACCATCACGGCATCGCCGAGCTTGATGCCCGTGTGGAGATTGTTGAGCACCCTGTCACTGACGCGAATGGTGGCTTCTTCTGCCCTGCGCACCCAATCATCGGATGCGTCGAGAAGGTCGCCCTTCATCGCGGTGCTCAACCTCTCCAGCGTCTCCATCTTGCGGGGGTCGTTCCCGACTGCCACCCTTGCCATGGCATCGAGATAGGGGCGCAGTATCTCGCGCTGTCTTGCGATCTCCTCGCGCTCGATCTTGCGTGTGCCCGATGGGTCTCTGCGGTTGACGGGAGATCTCACTGCGACCCCTCCGTATGCACCCCGGCGGTGGCATCCCTTGTCACAGAGTTATCGGATGGGGAGTGTTCGCCCTGTGCCTCCGCTATGTGATGCGCGATGCGGTCCATGATCTCGTCACGGAGCTTCGCGCCATCATATTCTCCCGCCTTGGGGTGCTTCCCCCACACCTCAGCCATTTCCTCCACTGAGAGTAAGAACTCCGGGTCGGTGGGGTCGAGGGATGTCATGACCTGTAACAGTTGAGCCTTCTTCAACTGGGCATCGGGGTCGGGGGAATTGAATATGAGCTGGACGGTTCCCGCCCTCATTCCCAAATCGGGGAGGACGTAACGGTCCATATATTTCGACTGCATCGTCTGCGCGATAATCAACTGCTCGGCGGCGATGCGGTTGTAGTATTTTGACAGCGTGACCTTCGCGGTGGCTTCGCTGTTATCCGACAGGCCTACCATGGCCCTCGGTACCTGCATGGCGACCGACACGCCTTGGAGTGCGGTCTCCGCGTATGTTGCGACCTGTGTCACGCCCTGCGCGTTGAGGGTGTTGATCTTGGCACCCATGGCGGTGGCGAGGTTGGAACCCGGGCCGAGGTCGGCGACATCGCCCTCCAGCAGGTCTGCGGGCACGAGGCCGTCCTCTCCTTCGAATGTGACATCGTATGCGGGGTAGCCCATGCGCAAGATCATCGCCGCGTTGGCTTCGCGGATGTTCTCATAATCGATGATCGACTTGTACGCCTGCGCGATCTCCGACCTGCCCGTCTCGGGCGTTCCTGCGTAAGGGCGCAGGGCCAGCGTGACGATCGTGTTCTTGTTCCATTCCGCGACGACCTGCTTGTCGGCCATCTGACGGAACCCGTCGAGCCATCCATAGTCGTCCATTACCGGGAATATGTTATAGGACGAATGGGCAACAAGTACGTGGCGGGTTCCGATCTTGCCGACCTCGGCGAGCCCGAACCCGAACACCTTACTCTCGGTTGCCATCTTCTTTACTTCGATCTCAAAATTGACTGCGTTGAGATATTCGCGGACCTTGGCGACATCTTCGGGGTTCTCTCCTTGGAGTGCCCACCCCTGCGCGAACAGATCATCCACCTCGGTGTTGATGATTGAGCCCGCGATCGTCTGCTCATACAGATCGGACCAAACCCTGTGCTGTTCGGCTTCTTCAGCGAGGACCTCGTTGCTTCTGTATTTGTCGGTGTCAGCCTTCAGTCTGATGGTGGCACCCTTGATGCCTTTGGCGGGAGCTTCATGCTCCGCTGGTGTCTGCTTAGTGCGGGCCCACGGCAATCTCATAATACGCGTTTATGCGTGCGGATTTAAAAGGATGGATAAAGCCCCCTATCTTCTGTGCTTGTAGAGGTAATAACCGATACCGACCGCAGTGAACCCGAGGATGCACCACCCGATGATCGCCATCGGGTGCACGGGTCTTTTGCCGTCTCCGTCCGGGGGCCACGGGGCGGGCTCCCCATCGAAAGCGACGATTGAGTGCGACCCTTCCGTGAATGTAGTCGAACTCGTCACGACCTCATGGGTGTCGTTCCTCGCCCAACAGGTATAACCTGCGGGGAGCTCGGGCAGGGTGCGGATGTTGCTCCCGGGGGCTATGTAGACCTGTGCGATGCACTCGCCCCCCGCGAAGAAGTAGACCTCCGCAGGCCCGCTCGGGTGCTCCATTGCATCGGTGCTCTCGATCATCGGCACGACTGCCATTATTGCCAACGTGGCCAAGACCACGACTGTTATCGGACTGCGCATGGTATACACATCCCGCTGTTATTATTTATCAGCTCGGGCGGTAGCGGATGTCGATGTGGATGGCCTGTCCTCCGAGGGCGTACTTCCCGTTCTCGAGGACCGCATAGTATGCCGTGCCCCCCATCGTGAACGATACCGACGTTATCGGTGCGGTCGGGGAGTACCCCGTCGGGCTCGTCGGCAATACTGCGCATACGTGCTCATAGCCTGCGGGGTCGGTCAGCGTCTTGATGTAGTTGCCGTCGCTCTGCGTGACCACCACGGTGCCGTCCGCGAGGTGGCATTTGACCTCGGTCACGGTCCCGGGCGTGATGCCCGTCTGCTGTGAGGTGTAGTCTCTGACCCGTCCGAATATCCAACAGGTCGAGGGTATCTGCCTGCTCTCATTGCTGACATTATCGGCGGTCAGCCCCATCGAGCGTGCGAGCTCGGACCTCTCCGCCCTGCGGATGTTGTCGAGCGTGATCGTGGTCACGCCGTTCCCGAACTCGACCGCCGTGGGCACCGCGTTGCTGTCGGCTCCCGCATCGGGTACGATGACCTTGATGGTCTTGCCCCCTGCGTGGTCCTCGTCTATATCCCATACGTCGGGGCGGTAGCCTGCGACCGTGATCTCGCCCTCGATGACGTTGGTGTGGAGCTGTCTGACCTTGCCCCCTGCCGAATACGCCATTAGGATGTGCGTTCCCATCGTGCCGTCGGTGCTGATGCCCCTCAGAGGCGATTGTAGCGCATTGACCAGCGAGCCGTCCATTAACTCGTCATCGGTCTCCAATGCGATAGGTAGCCCGCTCTGCGTGGCGTTCTCGGCGAGCATTGCCACGGTGGCCTTCTCCGCCATCCAATGCGATGTGAGGTTGTGCGATGTGATGACGCGTTCCCCCGCGCCGATCATCGCGGCCGTGAATATTGAGACGGGTGTCTCCGATGCCGTGTGCCTCGGGAGCACGTCGATGCGCCCGGGCTCGCTCACAGGCATACGGATGCCTATATCCCCGCCCGCCACGATCTCCTGCACACAGGTCAGATAATCGAAGGTGCTCGATGCGTAGAAGTCGGTCAGCCCCATGTTTATGCTCCCGTCGATGTTCGGCAACAATCCCGCCGCCTCGATGAGATCCCTCACTATGCCCTCCATCGTCGCGCCCATGTTGGCGAAGTATGCGACATCGACGGAGACCGCCCTGTCGGGTGTCGTCGCGTAGGGCCCGGAGAGCTCCTTGATGCCTGCGTTGGCGATGTCGAGCTCGTTCCCCGTGTGCGTGACATAACTGAGCGAGACGTTCTGCGTCTCGGTGTACTCGATGGCGATCTCGGGAAGGTAGTCGGGCAGGGGGCAGAGTTGCCATGTCGCCCCGTCGTCGTCCGACCTCCAATACTCCGAAGTGGTGTAGCGGGTGTCGCTTCCGCAGTACCCGTTGAGGTTGCTATATCCGGGGGCACTGTACTCCGCGCCGATGTAGTAGTCAGCGGGGTCGCCCTCGATGGTCCAATTGACGCTCCACGATGCCGTCGGTGTCGATGAACCCCCGACAATCGGAGTAAGGTTCAAGGTCGTGCTCGCCACCCTTGTGAATGTGCTCCCGCTCTTGCGGAATAAGAACACCTGCATAGTCAGTATCTGTGGCGTGGGTATCAACTGCCCCGGGAGACTGACGTATGTGATGAAGCCCTTGGTGCTGACCTTCGTGATCTTGCATCCCTGCGCTGGCTTCTCGGTGTTGTAGTTGATAATGTAGTGCGGGAGGTCGTGGATGATGATGTAGCCCTTGTGGTCGCCTCCGCGCTCGTGCATATCGTCGAGTGCGTTGATGCCGATGATGTTGGTCGCCGTGACCGAGGAGACCGTTCCGATCTCGCTCCCTGCGTAGTATTTGAATTGCGTCTCGTCGAATGATGCGCGGTTCAGCGTCTCCTCCGCATAACCTTGATGGCTCTGGTACTGATCGCTGAATTGATACAGGTCCATTACGCGGTCGTATGCCGTGATCTCGATGGTCTCGGCCCTGTCAAGCTGATAGATCATCCCGCGAAATACCATCGTCATGTCGCCGTTCTTGTCACGATACTCGACCGTGAGCTCCATGCCTCTGCTGATCGCTTCGTGGTGGCCGTCGCTCCACCCGCTGAATGATGATGCGAGCATACTCTGCGCCCCTCTCGTAATCGGGAGCGTGACCGTTGCCTTGGCGGGTGCGTTCTCCGCCAAGCGTACCACGGGCGTGCCTATGGTCGGGATGCCCGACAGACCGTCCGCCGTGACGTATGACCCGTTGGGTGCGTATATCGCCATGCGCCAATTGGCCTCGGTGGTCGGAAGCTGGACGGGGTTGACGTAGAAGTCGTCGGTACCGTACTCGCCCGGCCTCAGCCGCCTCATGCGCCTGTGACCGCTCGGGAGCTGAACGATGCCCCCCATCTTGGTGGCCGATGTGAACTTGAGCCACTTGGGGGGTCTCGATGAACCCGTCGCATTGCCTGCGTCGAGGTTCTGTCCGGGTACGAGGTCGAAGTTGGCCATCAATACCACGTTCCTGTGTTGGTCGCGACCTCTGCCTGCCTTGCCGTCTCGGTGTGCGCCACCGTGATGTTGGTCGTGTTGTTGTTCTGCGTCGATGCATATAGATAACCGCCGACGGCACCTGCGGCCAAGGCGGCACCGCCGATGATGAGCGCACCCTTGGCGGGGTTCTCTGCGATTGCCGCGAAGGTGGACACGATCGCGGTGGTCTTGAGGACCGAGTTGAGCGTCTGGAATAACGTGACCACTCCCTTGACCGCCTGTGCGGTGCCGACGACCAATTGGATGCCCGCAGTGACCTTCTGAAGCTTGAGGGCGGTCTCCTCGTCGACGATGCCCAATGTGCGCACCGATGATGTGACCGCCGATAATCCCGACTGCACCGCGTGCAGTGCGGTCATTACCTCGACGCTCTTGAGGATGGCCGACTGCTGTGCCTGTGTGCACTTCTGCGATGCCTCCTCGGTCCTGTTCAACTGCTCCTCGGCCTTTTTCATCGGCCCGGAGATCTTGTCCTCCGCTCTGAATGTATAGACCACATCAGTCTCTGCCATACGCGTACCCTCCTGCCAATGCCCTCATCCCTGCGCCGTCGTCCGTGGTGTTGATTGCTTGCTCGATCATCATCCCGATTGCCGCACCTCCCGCCGCCGCCAATCCTGCCACGACGGGTGCGCCCACAGCGTACTTCGCCAACTGTGCGGTACCCTCGGCAAGACGGATGGCGTTGTATGCCTGCTTCGCCGCGATGATGCCTTTGATGATCTGCGCCGAACCGCCGATCATCTGAAAGGCGGCACCTGCCGTCTGAAGCGCACCGATGTCGATGCCCAACTGCGATAATGATGAGCTCACTTGGTTGATGCTCCCGGCGAGGGATGTGAGGTTGCTCATGCCCCCTCCGTGATCGTCACTCTGACCGTGATGTATTCCGCACCGACCGAGGAGGGGTCGGGGGTCACGCTCTCAATCCATCCCTTGATCGCGCAGGACGGTGTGATCGCGAGTACCTGTAACGGGTTCTCCGCCATGCGGTATAATGCACGCAGGATGTGTAGCGAGGTATACTTGATCTTGATGACGACCGTATGATAGCGCACCCCGTTGCTGATCTTCTCGGCGTATGCCCTCCCGCATCCCTCGGGCTTGATGTCCCTCAGCATGGCCGTGGCACTCATGAATCCCGTGTCTGCGATTATTACCTCTCCATCGCCGTTGTCCGTGATGTTAGGTGGATTGTAAAGGTCGGGGTATGCTGATGCTATCGCCGATATAGTCGGGCGCAGGCCCTTGAATATCACGCCGTCGAGATTGATTATGCGTGTGTCGTCCAATACCGTTGCGAATAGTATGGTGTTGCACTCGAGGGTTATGGGGCCCGTCGATGCCTTGTCGACCGATAACGCCCCGCGCCAGCTTATGTAGATGAGGTTCGCGGTAACAGTGACCTGCGTTGACGTGCTCGCATTATACAGCGTCACTGCGTGTTGAAGATATACATCGTCGGCCGATGTGGGGATGGTGCCGCCTGTCCATGTCGCCGGGTCATCCCATCTGCCCGCCTGTTCGCTCGTGATCGTCGCCACGTCACTCGCCTCCTTTCGTCATCGCCACGATCGCATAACCCTGCCCTACGGTCATGTCCGCCACGTCGATGCCGAGGCCCCCGGTCGCAACAAGCGTCACGGCCAGCGGGTCAGCGGTGTCCTCCTTGGGGATCTCGGGTGTGATATAAGCGTCCAGCATCAGCTCCAAATCCTCTGATAATCCGCGAGGCAATTCCGCAATTATTTTACGGCAGGCTTCTCCAGAGACGGGCGGGATGAAGCACGCGCCCCGCAGTGCGTCGATGGGCCATTTGGATGCGAGCTCTGTGAGGGCATCGGTCTCCTCCTGTGACAGCGTGGCACCGCTTTCGCGTTTGGCATTCAGCCTGCCGATGCGTGCCATGTCCTCGTTGGTCATGGATGATGTCAGCTCCTTGAACTTGCAGTAAGGCACCCTGCGGATGACGTAACCCCCGCACTCGTACCTCTCGCGGTGCTGGTCCCATAGCATGAGATCATTCCCCCGAAACTACCACGGCTGATACTGCGATGTCGCCGACGCGTATTCTCAGCGTCTCTCTCTGCTTGTCTTGGATGAGGTCGGGGTTCGTACCGTCGGACATCCATCTGCATCCCGACAGGGTCAGCGTGACCACGTTGGTCAGCCCAAGCGTGATGATGATGTCGCCGTATATGTCGACGTTATTGATCGATGCGGCGATGGTGTTCAAATCCTCCATCCACACATCGAACTCGAGCTCGATCTCCCTCCTGCCCTCGAGCAGTGCGCCCGTGATGGCATCGCCGTTGTTGGGCACCCTGTTGCGGGCGAGATTGTTGGCGATGCTCAGCGAGAAGCTCTGCGGGTACATCTCGTTCCCGTCAATCGTTATGCCGTTCATCCACTGGACGGCAGGGGAGTTGTCCGACCATGCGCTGTCGGCACCGAGGGTTGCGGGTACTGATCTGCTCGCGAGGGCCTCTTCATCGAACAGCACCACCCCGCCCGGTGCATCGGCTTTGATCGTGAGCCTGTCGGTCTTGCACCCGTAATATATGCGCTCATTGTATTGGTTCGCGCCTGTTCTCACACCGATCATCTCGGTGCGGGTCGGGAGGAGGGGATCTCCGCTCGTACCGCCTGCGCCTGTGGCGTACTCGATGATGCGTTCCCACCCTTCGATGTCTCTCACTTCGAGCGATGCCTTGAAGCCAGCATCCTTCTGCTGTGTGACGTAGTTGTCGTGGCTGAATGACCTCGAGCCATATCTCCACGATAAATACGGGTTGGCGGTGTCCGTGAATGTGAACGAACCGCCCTCGGCGACATCGCCGTACAGGATGCTGTCTCCTGTCGGGGTGCCGTATGTGGTCTCTTCTCTGATCGTTACCGGGGTCAAATCCCCCGCCGTGATGTGCCTGCCTGTCAGTGTCATGTTCTCGCTGTCTCCATGTCGATTGTCAGTTGAAGATCGTAACGCGGGCGGTCGTTGCGTACCGTCCTCCTCGGCGGGCCGATGCGGACACCGTTGACCGTGCCGAATGCAGTATCATAATGCCCCGTCCTGTCCAGCTTCTTGATGACCTCATCGGCTACGGCATCGAGCGATAACAGGTCGTTGCCGATGATGTGCAAGATCATCGAGGGGTTGTCGAATGCTGTGTGGTATATCTGCCTCTGATCTGCGGGCGACCCGGGGAGCTCCACCAATGCCATCGTGACACGGTCGGGGCATACCTTGAGCGGTATCATCCCTGCGGACACCGCACTCACACTGTCATCCCCGCAATAACTCGCACCGCATATCGCCCTGTTGCATCTGGCTGGCGGGATGAATGTGGTCGCGGGGCATATTTCGACCACAAGGTCGCCGCTGATGATCGTGCCTATGGAGTAGGAACCGCAATAACTCGCACCGCATATCGCATCGCCGCAGATCGCGGGTTCCTTCGTTAGAATAACATTGCGGTTGATGATGTCCGCCATGGCCTTTATCGGGTTCATATCGAGCACCCCACCTCTATGTCGACGTAGGCGACGTACTTCCGTTCTGCCTTCATCCACAGCGAACCGTCCGCCTGCGGTACCGCAGTGTAGTAATGGGTGCCGTTGATGTCCGCAGGGATGCTTCTGATGAGAATATCCCTCGCTTCCCTCATACGCTCGCCCGCCGCATCCCTGCTCGCAGAGCACGCCATCACGCTGATCGTGCGATAATTCCTGCGAATGCCTGCGGTCGATGATCTCCCGCCGATCTCCTGCACCATCACGCTCTCGGGCATACCGATTGGGAACAGTCTCGAATAGACTGCGACATCGAGCTCCCCGGCGAGCAATGTGCGGAGGTCGTCCTCAATCATAATTAAAAGGAACGATGCACGGTTAAAAAGGATGGATAAAGCCCCCCTTACGGAGGGCATGATGGTTTACTCCTTGTTGAGGAGGTCGGGGTTGGCTACGATCGCTTCCTTGGCCAGCTTCTGCGCTTCCTTCTTGCCGATGCCGCCAGCGATGAACTTCTGAACGAGTGCGGCATATCCGCCTTCTACTTCAGCAGTCTTATCAGCCACGGCCTTAGCAATACGAAAGGCCTCTGCGGACTTCTTCTGCCATTCGCCCGCCATGACGGATTTGGTCACGGTCTCGTACAGGAACCAGCTCGCCACGATACCCGCGATGAGCCCGAACACTGCAAAGTGCTCCCAATCATCCGCTATCCTGTCCGATGCCATGATAAGGACCGCGCAAGCGAGTGCGGTTCCAAGGACTGCGGTCAGTGCGTATGCGATGAGGAACATACGGTCGAATTTCTGCGCCTTGACGATCTCCCACCTCTCGGCGGCGTTCAGACTTGCGAGGTCCTCGGGATCCCTCCCTGCCTCTGCAAGTTTGCTCTTGAGCTTCTCGGCATCCGTTTTCTGCTTCGCGTACTTGGAAAGCGCGATGCTGATTGTGAATGCCAAGGAGCCGACGAGCGCACTGACCGCCATCGCGATGATGGCCAAGTTGCTTAGGATTATCTCCATGGTGTTGTCTCCTTTAATGCCGATTATCCCTGCCGTAATCCATCCGAATATGTAACCCAGACCGTACCACCATGGGATGCTTATTCGCCCGGATGCGTATTGCGGGAGGACCGACATGATAGTCGGTTACCTGTGCTGGTTAATAAGGTTGGATAAATGCGAGCGGTCTCCCGTGGTGCGCACCTTCAGAGTGGTCCTCTTGGGCGCGGTCATGATCTCGCACACCCCCGTGAGCGCATCCTCCGCATCATCGTGCTCCGCCTGTCCGTCGGCCGTGAACGTCACGATGGACTTCCAGAACTCGGGCCACCTGTCCGCCCAATGCTCGGGCATGAGGCAGTGTTGCATCAGCCACGGTGCGGCGGTCAATATACGCGCCTGCTTGTTCTGTGTCTGATGGAACCAGCCCACGACCGTGGTGCCCCCGTGCCTGCGTATGATCTCCTGCACCGCACGAGCGAACAGCCGACCGCCGTTGTTGCTCTCGATGTGCGCCGATG